GGGAAACGCCTCATTCAGAAAAGCATACTCATAGCGAGGTAATCCATAAATTTCAAACCCACCGATATTATTATGCTGTTTGATAAACGAACGAGCATCCCATAGGTTTTCAAATTTCATAGGCTCAAGTGACTGCCCATGAATATTTGACCAACCCGAATCTGTTTTCTGTGAGGAAACATATAGAGTGGGTTTGTATTTGACTTTGCGTTGGAATGCTTTCCCGTCTTTGTATCCGCGCACGAAAATGTCGCTCTTGATAGAGATCGCATTAGTGTAGAACATTATTTGATTATATCTCGGTTATAAGGAAAAGGCAATGGAGTTACTCCGCAATCTTATAGCCAACCCTCACATCATTAAGATATCCTGAAGCATCAATGAGATTTTCCGATATGTTTTGTATATCTGGTTCAATATTATCACCTTCCCAAATAGGGATCACTTTCGTCCCTTCATCATATTCCCAAAAAAGATCATTGCCAGTTCTGAGATGAACTTCAACAACCTTGTCGCCGATCCACTCTACATTCAAATTAGGAACCCCATCAATATAATTAAAAGATTTCGGTAAGAGGATATTCCTATTTTTACATTTCGTCCATGATTTGAATTTAGTGAGATTATTGATATCGCGTTCGCCTTTAGCTGTATCGACCTCTTCCCATGCAAACATCGAACCTTTCGGTGCCAGCGTTCTTTTATAATCAACGCTATATTGATCACCTTCGAAAAACTCACACCAAAAATATCCAGGAGGAATGAGGGCATGATTTTCCATATCCTTCGCCTGAGATATATCTATGTCCATAACTTTAGCACCGACACCCATGCCGTACAGATTATAGATTGGGCGAACCAAATATTTTCCAGATTTCTTTACAGCAACACATGCTGGTCCAGCATCGTAACCGAAATGCAATGCCAACTCGAGCTTGTTGAAAACCCATCGGTTCTCTGGGTATGCTTCCCATGCTTGAAAGTCTTCATCTACCATTTACCAACCCATCATCATTTTTGTTGCTTCTGGTACACTGTCCATTGTAAAAGGAGGATCAAATGTAGTGATCACTTCTACATGATTAACTTTTTGATTTTTATAACCAGCCGCTGATATGTCTTGAACTATTGTATCTGCAAATGGACAAAATGCACTGGTCAATGTGTGTGTTATTTTAACCCATTTATTTTCTTGATCTATATCAATATTATAGATAAGACCTAAATCGTATATGTTCACACTAATTTCAGGATCAAACACTTCTCTAAGATTAGCGATTATGTGATCTTCATTTATCATAAACCTATTTATAGACCGTTGGTAATAATTTAATGCGGAACTGGTCGACCTCGTGAGTCGGTGCGCACCATCGTGTACACACCCTCACAAACTTTAGTGTGAAAATCATCGTCAATATGCACATCGACTTTTATTGTGTGAGATGTTCTACCTGATTTTTGTATTTCGGCATAACACTGAACGATGTCGCCGACCTCAACTGGTGCGTGAAATATAATATCGGTTGCAGCTTTCGTAACATAATCATAAGACTTACAGATAGTTCCTGCTGCTTGGTCCATCTTACTCATAATAAATCCACCAAATATTTTACCCTGCGGATTACAGTCGCTGGGCATCATCATAATCTGAAGCACAAGTTTCATACTGAATTATCCTGCTCTACCTTTCCAAAAATGCACACCATAATAATGTTGCTTGGTATATTCGGTTTTTTTGTTGTAACCCTCGGAGAGTTTGTATATTTTGTTGCCATCACCATCATATTCCCAGCATCTCTTCGCTGGGTCAAGATCTTGAACTGGTCCGGATATGGTGTTAGCCGATGGCACGCATCCGCTCCACTAGTCTTTCGGCACGAGCACCAACCTGACGATACCAACGTGAATCGACCATTTCATTAGCCGCGCGACTCCAATCCTCATCGTCAACTCCAGCCTTCATACCTTTAAATGCTGAAAGTCTAGGACGACCAAGGTTGAACATCATATTCGCGATTATTTGTTGAGCTTCTTCCGGCAAATCGTAAAAGTTTGGATATAATATGGAGCAGTCTGACAAGACGCTTTCGAGATCCGACTCGAAGGCTTCAGCGACTCTATCGTGCGATACTTCAGTTCCGATTGAAGAGCCATGTTCGGGGTCGGATTCGGTGATAAGATGACCGATACCAAAAGTAGCATACCCAAGGTGATCATTATAAATTTCGTAGACAACTCCCTCATCGATTTCCAACTGCTCCCTAAGTTTTTGTGAATCCATTTTCTATCCTCCAAAAAGAAATGGGGGAGCACCAAGCTCCCCCAAATTTAATTACTCAGCAAGAAACTCAGCTTCGCCTTTTTCGCCGGAATTGGCTTTTTCTTTCCCATTGAGGGGAACGATACGAGGCTTCTTTTCTTCTGGTACAACTCGCTCAAGATCAATAGAGAGCATACCGTTTTTCATATCAGCTCCATTAACTACGATATCATCCGCGATCGTAAATTTGCGGGTGAACTTCTTGAACGACATTCCCTTATGTAGGAATGAACCAACACCCTGACTGATCTCTTCATAAGTAGATCGAACAGTAATCACGCCATCAGCAACCTCGACTTCCAAATCTTCTTCTGAAAGTCCAGCTACAGCAAGGTCTATTGAGAATTTGTACTCATCAACTTTTCGAATGTTGTAAGGTGGGAACCCTGTCGATTGAGTTTGGTGTTGTGCGTAATCGCAGAGCTTGTCGAACATCCGATCAAAGCCAACCGCATATGGGGTGAGACGGTTTATGTCAAAGGGTGTGAGTGTCGTTTGATTGATAACCATGTTATCCTCCTATTTAAGCAAGGTTTGTGTTACATGTGACCCTTTCGGCATCACACATACATTATATAGTAACCTTGTCCTCAAAACTAGGGATTATCACTGATATTTATCTAACACTTCTTGTAATGCAGGTGGTTTGAATTTTGGACCTTTCATGACCTTACCATCTTCGCGATAGATAGGTTTACCATCCTCGCCGAGTTTACTCATGTTGCTAACATGAACCTCGCGGAATGAATCGTCTAAGTCTATTCCGAAAGAGTGACCAGCCCCATATACCACATAAAGCAAATCCGTTAGGGCATCAGCAACTTCAACCATGTCTCTATTGAAGCATGCATCCTTGAGTTCTTCAAGCTCTTCAGAAATCAAATCCACACGCATGTTAATTGTTTCCTTGTCTGGAAACTTTGGCTTAGATTTTACCTCTTGTCCGAATGATTCCATAAAAATACGAACTTTATCGAAATTGGTTCTGTCCTTAAAATACCCCAACGCACCACTCCTTGTCATGTTATTCTCGCTTCTTGCCAATGTTATATTTTGACTCTAGAATCCATTCATCTTTTTCTTTATGAGAAAGAATTTTCACATGAGATATTGGAGCCAAGTTCCGCTCAACAATATCCCGATTTAATAATGTGACCAGACCCCACTGGTCCAAAAGGTTTGCTATCGTATTCCTTCGAGCTTCATCGTCTGCAGAAAAGTTCGATGGCTTGCCATCAAGCGCGAACAGCTCTTTGAAGTGCACTATGAAATATCTTTTTTGTTTGTGTAGGATATGACAGGACTGATAGAGTTTCCTGTCTCTCCGAGAAGCTATACCAATGCGAGTGAGAGTTTCACGAACTTTAAGAAAGTCTTCATCCTGCTTTAGCGAAACCTCAACCATTTCATCTAGATTTACCATCTCTCCCACCCTTTATCAATTTCTCTTTTATCCGTTCAAGTTGATCTTGAGTGAGAACAGAGAGGGCAGTTTCAGCTTTCACTCGACTATAACTATAATATTCCATTACAGCTTCCAAGTCTTCATTTTGTACAGGCTTCACCCATTTAGCAAAACGCTTCATTGGTCTGAGGGTATTTATAAAAAAGTCAAACTGTAGGAGTTTGTCGAGGTCGGGATAGGAGTTCATTTCATTAGCATAAGGCACACAATCAATATGATATGAAAGCGCACGATTGGTCAGAAACGGTTCATAAGACTTTTCAGCCAATTCATCGTTATCCGTACCGCGCATCATATCCTTCTTAGAATATGTAACAGCGTTCACATAATCAAATGGTTTCATCAGCAATCCTTTTTCTTAATCCCGAAGTGCTCCAGTCATGCCGACGTTTATTAAAATAAATTGGAATGTCTAAATCTTTACCAGTGAAATTTTTCGATAGGTAATCCTCACCAATAATTCTAACATCTATGGGAAGATGTTCCATGAGAGAAAGTAGCTCAGCCTCAGTTTCATACGGTATGATTTCATCTACATACTTCACAGCCGATAACTGTATCGACCTTTCCATATAGCTTTGCACAGGTTTGTTTTTTTCTGGGCGATCAAGCGATGGATCAGTTTGTAGACCACATATTAAATATTCACAAACCGACTTCGCTTCTTTGAGCATAAGTATATGCCCAGCGTGCAGTAAATCAAAAGAACTTGCTGTAAATCCTACTTTCATTTATGACTCCTCTTACCATCAAATACACATACAAAATAGCAGCCATCATCC